CAGCTCGGCTCGGTGGTCAGCCTCAAACTGCTGAATTTGGCTATCCTTGAGCAGGATAAACGTCTGCCGCAGGAACTTGCCTAGGCTTGTTCGGGTGCGCTTGTCTCGGCATCCATCTTCCGTGGAGCGGGTGTACGCTATTTGTGTGGGGTCTTCTATGCTGATGTGCACCACGTACTGAGCGGCGAAGCTCTGGTTGATACTGTCCAGCACCTGCGTAGTTGTATAAACGCCGTCCTCGATGCGTAGCACCTCGCGTTGTTGCCACCAAGGATGACAGTTGACGCTGTTTCCATCGCTATTGTTGAGGGTAGTGCTCCTCCACCAGCTATTGCCTGTGCCGGTGTTGAAGCCTCGCATAGCCTGATTAAAGGCTTCCTCGGACTCGATCTTGCCGCTAAGGGCTTGTTTGCGTGTCATGTTGTAGGTCTCATTAAGTAAGTGGCTCTGCTGTTTGGGCAGAGGGTTTTGGCGGAAAAGGCACGCTAACAGGTTAGTGCTAGCGGCTTTTCACGGGGTCGCAAAGGTCAGAAATTGTTCGCGGGGAGGCGAACATAAACGGCGTTATCGGCCAGACAAACCTGATGGTTGTCGTCAGACGTGCTGATCTCGTGGTGCTCAGCTCCGAAGTCGAGCATGCCCTGATCGAACGTGCAGTCGTCCAAGATGTTTTCCACGGCTAGGCCAACGCTTACTTGCTGGATGGGCACATGAAACCAACGCTTGGCCGGCATTGCAGCCAAGGCCGCTGCTGCGACTAGGGCTTCAGTTGCTGCTTGAGCAATCTTCAAGGCGGGATCGTATGCTTCCCGTGTCTTCTTACGAATCAAAACCCCATAAAGGGGAGATGCCGTGTCATCGATCTCCACCGACAACTTGTGGTCGTCAGGGATGCCGTTGGCCGCCTTCGCCGTAGTGAACACATGAGCCCTCACAATCGAGCGAGTTTCATCGTCTAAGTGACGAGCAGAGATCAGCAACGCGATTTGCGATGCGGGGAGAGTGGCTTTTGCCATAGATTTTCCTTAGTTAGTCAGTTAAGAAAACCGCACAGGTGACTAGTCATATGCGGCAGGGAGAAACTCACAGTAGTTCGTGCTTAAGGACGCCACACGAGGAGGTCAAGCGCAATCACGATCAGTGCGAGCATGTAGACGATGCGCTCAAACCGCTCGAAGGGAGTCCATTTCATGATTCATCCAATCAAATCTTCTAGGCTCATGCCGGGGTCGATGAGCTCCACCTTGTCAGCGGAGGCGGGTAATGTTGTAGGACCTTGCGTCGTGGCTAAGCCTGGCAGTGGTGGCCTTGCGTCTGCATCTAAGTGCCTCTGCGGCACGAACAGTCCAGCTCTGACCTTGGTGTGCATCAGCTTGGAGCGGCATGAGGTGATAAGCCTCTGATGGTCGCGAGCCTTGGAGTAGTCCAACATGGCGGCTTCTTGGAACTCGGGCTTGAACTTAATCAGTGCGGCAATCACGCCATCAAGTGCCTTGATATCGGTTAGTGCTTCACCTTGGCCGCATCTGAGCATGACGCGCTCGACCATCTGAGTCACAGCTAACACCTTAGGCGAAGGCAGGGTCTTGTCATGTACAGGGTCATGATCGGCACACCCATCAAGCTTGGCCTCTATAGCCTCGCGTATAAAGCGGCTCACAGTAATACGGCGCTCGAATGCCATTGAGGTAATTAATGACACTTGATCGTAGGGAAGGGAGGCGGAGATTGTCCGCATTCTTGGGGGACTATTGCTCATGATGTGCGCCGTTCTTATTAATCTAAAACCAAGGATTGGGTGTTAGGTGTATACATGCTAACATAATCTAACACGTGTTAGTGCGTTTTGAGTGCGAACGAACGAAATCCTTATTAGTTAAAACAATAAGAAATGTTCAAGTCTAAGTAATCTAAAACCTAGAAGAGGGCGTGAAGCCTCGCAGAATGTTAACTAGTTGATCTTAGATTAGTAACAACTCAACATTTGTTGGTTTTTAGATTAGTTACAGGTCAACATTGGCTCGAAAATATAACTACGAATTTCAATGAAGAACCTAGAGATACAAGAGAACCAATGGTTCGGAAGGATGAAGCAGGATACGCGATTTGGTCTCGAGGTACTTAATCCGTCTAACCAGAAAACAAAAAGGTACAGCTCTATTTAAAAAGCCTGTATTAGTGAGAAGACTAGGTATAGTTAGTATTAGTTGTTATTCTAATAATATATATATAAAGTAGCTTTTCTTAGTTTTCCCCATTTTTGATTTGATGCCGCTGACGCGGCTATCCAAGCGCACTGCATAGCCCACTGTCACTGGGTTACACGGAAAGCTCGATCTCTTATGCAGTCACGCTAGACTCTTGAGCAGTAGCCACGGCAATGCGGGCTTGGTTACGTGCTTCGACACGTTTTGCAATGATCTCAGCCGATGCGGCCGTGACGTTCTCAGCCAAGGCCTTAGCATTGGTCAGCGCGGTTAACGTAGCAGTGGCCTTGCCAGTTTTGCTTGAATATCCGGCATCCTTCAAATTCGAAATGCGGTGAGTGATTGACCACACTAACGAATCCAAATCAGCGAGTCTCAGGACGGAGACGGATTCGCCCATGGTGAAGGCCAAGGCTTCAGCAAGGGGCATATAGTTGCCGTTAGCGCATGCACCGGCCATCAAGGTGACGCTACCTCGGCCGAGGTTATCACGGGCTTGCACGGCGGCTTTGCCCTTACCGGCGGCAATGTACATTGTGGAAACTGTACCGGCTTGGGTTGCAATGCTCATGCGTTTTTCGCTTGAGTTTTTACCCACGGCAACGATGTTAGCGGGTGTGAATGAGACGATGGAATTGATTGAATCAGACATGATTTTCTTTCAGTTAGTTAAATCATGAGTACTCAGGACGAATACCCATGACGTAACCCCCTAAGCCGCGTTTTGAAATGCGCGCTTCGTCATGCCTTGCGGTTTAGACGTGTTTCATTAGGGAATTGAACGCCCAACTTTCAAATAATCTATTCAAGGGGATTGCAATGAAACAGGGTGCAAGGCTTGACCGACCAACTATTTTGAAAATCAGATAATTTATTGAGTCATTGGTGACAAAGCCGCGTTTTTCGTTGGCTATCCCTAGCGTAGTTCGGCTTGCGAACCTCCGCACGACATGACTATGTCGCGTGACCTAATGTCACGATAATTTTGATCGGACGAATCCATGCTCAACTAGGCGCATGAAAGCAACATCGATCGATTCGAATTTTTAAAGAGCATAGGTGTTCATTACTAAACTTTCGCGCTGAACTTCCGATTGCAGGAAGCGCATACCGGTTGCCGGTACGCTAACGCGTTAGCTTTTCGTGTGGGTACGATCACCCTTTTCACCTTGTCGGGGCTAAACTTCAACCCTTCCACCTATAGGATCGCGTCAACCCAGCTTCTTTTTCACTTCGTAAACGGCGTCAGACCCCACCGGCACGGGACCCCGAGCGAGCGAGCCCGCCCCCCCTGCTTAAATGCTGCTCTTAGCGAAATATCAATTTTGAAAGTTAGTGTTAAATAGCTAACACCGGCTACCAGTCACACGTATTTAATTGCCAGAAAACACCCCCCTCCGTGCCTTGACGTTAACGCACTAACATGCTAGGCTATTCAAGCTAACACAACCAAGGAAATATCATGGCTAACAAACCCAAGTTCCCAATGTTCGAGAAACCCGCTAAGGGCAAAGAGTCAAAAGGCGTGCACAAGATGCCCGACGGCAAGATGATGAAAGATTCAGCCATGGACAAGAAGCAAGCCAAGTTCCCTGCGTTCATGAAAAAGAAGTAACCCCTATGCTGCCCGCCGAGTTCAAAGCTGCTGTGCACGAAGTAGTCCAGGTTAAATACCTAGAGGACTACAAAGCCTATCGTGACAAAGTTGACGAGGACGGCAGCATCGAGGATTACCGAAAGCTGGTGCAAATGTCGATCACCATGCTGGGGCTAGATGCCGAGAAGAAGGTGGATGACAAGTCCAGCCTGCCCGTGTTTAACATCACGTTTAACAGTGGGCGCATGAGCATGGAGCCCGTCATCACCATCGAGGCCGAGCAGGACGATACGCTGGAGATGTTCACTTGGACCCCCAGTGCGGCCATGCTAGCCTCATCCAACATTAACCAGGACTTGGCAGGATGTTAAGTTTTACCCCCACTCCGGTAGGGCAGGACTTTCTGGACAGCCGCTCCTTTATCAAGGTCGTCATGGGGCCGGTGGGAGGGGGTAAGTCCACAGTGGCGCTATTCGACTTGCTAGACCGCGCCATCAAGCAAAAACCATTTAACGGTACACGCCGAACCAAGTTCATCATCCTGCGCAACACCATGCAGCAGCTCAAGGCCACCGTGGCCCCGCTGATAACGCAGTGGTTTGAGACCTTAACGGGCGGCACGATGGGAAGGTGGCGCTTAACGGACAACGTTTTTGAGATGAAGTTCCGCCTTGGCGACGACACCACAGTCCACTCCGAGTTTTTCATGATGGCAGCGGACACGCCCGATGACGTAAGGCGGCTGCTGTCTCTTGAAGCCAGTGCCGCTTGGGTGGAGGAAGCCCGAGAAGTGGACCCCGAAGTTTTCTCTGGCCTGCAGGGACGGGTTAACCGATTTCCCAACCGACTAGCGGGCGGCGTTACCTACGCCGGTGTGATTTGCTCCACCAATCCGCCTCCTGTAGGTGGGTTTTGGCACAAGTTGATGACTGAGCCACCCGCCAATTCGCAGATTTTTATGCAACCTCCGGCTATTCTTGAGGACGGCTCCCTCAATCCAGAGCGGGAAAACAAAGATAACCTAGCGGACGACTACTACGACAACCTGATTGCCGGTAAGTCCGAGGACTGGGTGAATGTTTACCTGAAGAATGAGTACGGCGCGGGCGACCAAGGCCAGCCCGTGTACCGAGGAACGTTTAAAAAGTCGTTCCATGTTAGTCCTAAACCGCTTAACGCTATCCCTCAGAGCCAAAATCCGCTGATTGTGGGCATGGACAACGGGCTAACGGCGGCTGCAGCCATCGGTCAAATGGATATGAGAGGCCGAGTTAACATTTTGGGTGAGGCCTATGTGCCCGAGGGCGAGACGATGGGCGTGGAAACTTACCTAGATCGGCTGCTAATTCCCCTCCTTAGGAGCAAATTTCCCGCTTTTAAGGCCGAAAACATCGTATTTGTGGTCGATCCGGCCTGTTTTACCCGCTCTCAGGTGGATGAGAAGACTATCGCTCAAGCCATCATGCAGCGTGGTTATCAGGTGGTTAGAGCGTCAACAAACGACCCCGAACGCCGAATTAGTGCCGTAGAGGGGCTTTTGACCCGTCAAATCGATGGTTCTGCTGGCTTCCTAGTGGACCCTACCTGCTCTCACATAGCTAACACGTTAGAATGGGGCTTCAGATACAAGAAAACCACGGCCGGTTTAGTCGCGTCCACGGTGGAAAAGAACCACTGGAGCCATATTGGGGACGCCATTCAGTACTTGGCACTGCATTACAACATCCAAGTCGAGGGTAATTTGTACCGTCGAAACACTAAAGCCAAGCTAATTGTGAGGCATAGCTACGCCTACAGTTAAATAGGCTAACAACTGTTAGTAAGTTATCATGTCGCAACGCGACATACTAAGGACCGCCATGCAAGCGCTTGGATTGACCATCCCTCAACAGCCACAACAGCTAAATATTGGCGGAATTATGTCTGCTAAACCCCTGCGCACGTTGCTTGCCGAGGAGGCGACTGCCGCAGCCGTTGCTCGCGCAAATGAGCAACAAGTAGAAGGCATCGTTCAGGCGCTGGCATCTCACATTCGCGGGCACTGGACTTTGGCCAAGGAGGCTAAGCTGCAGATCGAGATCGACATGCTTGAAGCCGTTTTTTCACGCGGCGGTCGATACTCTCCAGAGAAATTGCAGCAGATTAAGAAGCAAGGTGGCTCAGAGATTTACATGATGCTGTTTGCTACAAAGTCTCGCCAAGCAAAAGCACTACTGGCCGACGTTTTGATCGGAGCCGGTACTGAGAAACCATGGACGATCCACCCGACACCCAAGCCCGACCTGCCCCCCGAGACAGTAGATGGGATCATGCAGGCAGCTTATGAGTTTGCTGCCGCAGCCGAGATGGGCGGGGTTCCCATGAGCGTCGAAGACATCCGTGCTCAGATGGTTGCCGCTAAGGAGCAAGCTTACAACACCATCATGGAAGCAGCTAAGCGGGAGGCCGAATGTGCTGAACGTGATCTGGAGGACTTGATGGTTGAGGGCTGCTGGATGGAAGCCCTAGACGAGTTTCTCGATGACTTAACTGTGTTCAAGACAGCGTTTCTAAAAGGACCGATTGTTCGTAACGCCCCCGCTATGGAGTGGCAGGCTCAGCCAGATGGCAGCACCAAGCCGATAAGCATAACTAAGAAGAAACTGGAATGGGAGAGAGTTGATCCGTTCAACATGTTTCCAGCTCCATGGGCCAAGAACGTCAACGACTCGTACCTGATTGAGCGCCACCGTTTGAGCCGAGGTTCACTGAGCGCCATGATTGGTGTGGAAGGTTACAACGAAGATGCAATCCGTGCAGTGCTTGATGCTCACGGCACAGGCGGCTTACGTGAGTGGCTCTTGATAGACGCTAGCAAAGCTACAGCCGAGGGGCGTCAATCCGGTGACTTGACCGTCAACTCTGACCTCATCGATGCGCTCCAGTACTGGGGCAGCGTAAGCGGCAAAATGTTGCGCGAGTGGGGCATGGATAAAGGTGAAATTACTGACGAGGCCAAGGAGTACGAAGTTGAAGCTTGGATGATTGGTAGCTGGGTTATTAAAGCCACCATCAACCCAGACCCGCTGCTGCGTCGTCCGTACTACGCTGATGGCTATAGCCGCACCCCCGGAGCCTTTTGGCATAACTCTCTTTATGACCTAATGGCCGACTGCCAAGATATGTGCAACTCTGCTGCAAGAGCACTGTCTAACAACTTGGGCATCTCATCG